GCCGACATATATCACGGGCGCCCACTATATGTACTTGCAATGGACAAGTATCGATGTGGGCTACCCCGACTTCCGTGAGGCCAACAGGATATTTTTTATCTTCTGGGAGGCGTGTCGTGCCGACTCCCGCAGCTTCGGTATGGCTTACCTCAAGATTCGCCGTTCGGGGTTCTCCTTCATGGGTTCCTCGGAGTGTGTCAATACCGGTACTCTAGCCAAGGACTCTCGGGTAGGTATACTTTCCAAGACCGGTTCTGATGCCAAGAAGATGTTCACGGACAAGGTGGTTCCTATCGCAAACCGACTTCCGTTCTTCTTCAAACCGATACAAGACGGCATGGATAAGCCAAAGACGGAACTTGCTTTCCGTGTCCCTGCCTCAAAGATTACCAAGAAGAATATGTACGACATCGAAGCCGAGGAAATCCTTGGCCTAGATACCACCATCGACTGGAAGAATACCGACGACAACTCCTACGACGGAGAGAAACTTCTCCTACTGGTACATGACGAAAGTGGGAAGTGGATTAAGCCCAACAACATCCTCAACAACTGGCGCGTCACCAAGACGTGCTTGCGCTTGGGAAGTAAGATTATCGGCAAGTGCTTGATGGGCTCTACATCCAATGCCTTAGCTAAGGGTGGTGCCAACTTCAAGAAGCTGTACGAAGATTCCCACCCACTTACCAGAAATGCTAACGGGCAAACTAAGAGCGGGATGTACTCTTTGTTTATCCCCATGGAGTACAATATGGAAGGCTTCATCGACCAGTACGGCCACCCTGTCTTCAATGCTCCAGAGAAGCCTGTAAAGGGCGTCGACGGGGAGATGATTAAGGGAGGCGCTATCGACTACTGGGAGGCTGAGGTAGAGAGTATGAAGAGCGACCCCGATGCGCTCAACGAATTCTACCGCCAGTTCCCTCGCACTGAGTCCCATGCCTTCCGTGACGAGAGTAAGCAGAGCCTTTTCAACCTCACTAAAATCTACCAACAGATAGATTACGCCGACAGCCTAGTCAAGGAGCACTACCTCACGCGGGGGTCTTTCAGTTGGGAGAACGGAATCAAAGACAGCAAAGTAATATTCCGTCCCGATAGGAGGGGAAGGTTTAATATCTCTTGGACTCCAAACAAGGCGCAACAGAATAGAGTAGTAGAACGACGTGGAATTAAATATGCTGGTAACGAGCACCTTGGCTCATTTGGATGCGACTCTTACGACATTAGCGGTACTGTGGGTGGCGGCGGTTCTAACGGTGCTCTTCACGGAATGACGAAGTTCCATATGGACGACGCCCCTACCAACGAATTCTTCTTGGAGTATGTAGCTAGGCCCCAGACGGCAGAGATATTTTTCGAGGAGGTGTTGATGGCGTGCGTCTTCTATGGTATGCCTATCCTTATCGAGAACAACAAGCCTCGCCTGCTATACCACTTTAAGAACCGGGGGTACCGTGGCTTTTGTATGAACCGCCCCGATAAGCAGTTCAATAAACTCAGTAAGACGGAGCGCGAACTTGGTGGAATACCTAACAGTTCTGAGGATGTTAAGCAAGCCCATGCCGCAGCTATCGAGAGCTACATAGAAAAACACATCGGTGTAGATATGGAAGGAACCTTCCGCGATACGGGAGAGATAGGCACCATGCCTTTCGTACGCACACTGGAGGATTGGGCGCGTTTTGATATCAGCAATAGGACTGCTTTCGACGCGACTATCAGCAGTGGATTGGCGGTGATGGCGAACCAAAAGCACCTCTATATGCCTGAGCAGAAGAAGAGTTCTATAAGCATTAACTTGCCGAGATACAACAACCGAGGTTTTCGTAGTGAACGATTGGACTAAATGAAGGACGTCAAGGTAAACATCTCCACTGCTGGGTTCCCAAGTCAGTTTGTTTCTGACTCGGAGAAGGCTAGTGATGAGTACGGCTTGATGGTAGGTCAGGCCATTCAGTACGAGTGGTTTAAGAAGGATGGCAACCAATGCCGGTTCTATAACCAGTGGCGCGAATTCAACCGCTTGCGGCTCTATGCTCGTGGCGAGCAGAGTATCGCTAAGTACAAGAACGAGCTCGCTGTCGATGGTGACCTTTCGTATTTGAATTTGGACTGGACCCCGGTTCCTATCCTCCCGAAGTTTATTGACATCGTCGTCAACGGCATGTCCGAGCGCGTCTTCAAAGTCAAGGCTTACGCTCAAGATGCTCTCTCGCAAGCTAAGCGCAGCAAGTATCAGGATATGATTGAGGGGCAGATGGTAGCCAAGCCCGTCTTAGAAATTATTCAGCAGAAGACTGGTGTCGACCCGTTTACTATGAGCCCCGATGACTTGCCTAACAGCGACGAGGAGCTTAAGGTCTTTATGCAGCTCAACTACAAGCCTGCTATAGAGATTGCTGAGGAGGAAGCTATCAATACCATCCTCGAAGAAAACCACTATACCGATACGCGCAAGCGCCTCGACTACGACCTTGCTGTACTGGGACTTAGCGTAGCTAAACACGAGTTCCTCCCCGGCGCGGGCGTTCAGGTCTCGTATGTCGACCCCGCCAATGTGGTCTACAGCTATACCGAAGACCCATACTTTAAAGACTGCTTCTACTGGGGAGAGATTAAGACGCTCCCTATCACGGAGCTTATGAAGATTGACCCCAACCTCACCAACGAGGACTTGGAAGAGATTAGCAAGTACAGCCAGAGCTGGTACGATTACTACAACGTGGCTCAGTACTACGAGAACGATATGTTCTATCGTGACGTAGCTACGCTGATGTACTTCAATTACAAGACGACTAAGAAGATTGTCTACAAGCGTAAGAAGCTTGACGGCGATGGGGCTCGCGTCATTGAAAAAGACGACCAGTTCAATCCTCCCGAGGAGATGATGGAGGAGGGCGATTACGAGAAGGTCGAGAAGACCATCGACGTATGGTACGACGGCATTATGGTGATGGGCACCAACATCCTACTCAAGTGGGAGGTAGCTCAGAATATGGTGCGCCCGAAGTCTGCTAGTCAGCACGCGCTGCCCAACTATGTGGCTACAGCACCACGCATGTACAAGGGTGTCATCGAGTCGCTTACGCGGCGTATGATTCCTTTCGCCGACCTCATTCAGGTTACCCACCTCAAGCTCCAGCAGGTCATCTCGCGCACCGTTCCCGACGGCGTGTATATCGATGCCGACGGACTTAGTGAAGTCGACCTCGGTACGGGCAATGCCTATAGCCCCGAGGATGCTTTGCGCCTGTATTTCCAAACTGGTAGTGTCGTAGGGCGCTCGTATACTCAGGACGGAGAGTACAATCAAGGCAAGGTTCCTATCCAAGAGCTCAATAGCAACAGCGGTGCGGCTAAGACGCAGATGCTAATTGGGAATATGAATCACTACTTGCAGATGATTCGTGACGTAACGGGCTTGAACGAAGCCCGCGACGGAAGTACTCCCGACCCACACGCTTTGGTCGGGTTGCAGAAGCTCGCTGCCGCCAACAGCAATACGGCTACCCGCCATATTCTGGACGGGAGCCTGTATATGTTCCGTTCTCTGGCTGAGGCTTTGACATACCGTATCAGCGATATCTTGGAGTACGCTGACTTCAAGGACGAGTTTGTAAACCAGATTGGAAAGTACAACGTCAGCATCCTCGGAGAGATTAGCGACCTGTATATCTACGACTTCGGTGTATTTATTGAGGTCAGCCCCGACGAGGAGCAGCGTGCCCAGCTCGAAGCCAATATCCAAATGGCTCTAAGCAAAGGTGGTATCGACCTCGAGGACGCTATCGATATCCGCGAGATTAAAAACATCAAGCTCGCCAACCAGCTCTTGAAGATTAAGCGTATCGCTAAGCAGGAGGAGGAGCGTACGTTCCAGCTCCAGCAGCAGCAGATGCAGGCTCAGAACAATATGCAGTCCCAGCAGATGGCGGCCCAGACGGCTATGCAAAAGATTCAGGCTGAGACGCAGAGCAAGATGCAGGTCAAGCAGGCGGAGATTGCTTTCGAGATTGAGAAGATGCAGGCCGAGGCTCAGGCTAAGGCCCAGCTCATGGAGCGCGAGTTCCAATACAACTTGCAGCTCCACGGTATGCAGGAGCAGCAGTTGCAGATGCGTGAGGATAAGCGCGAGGGCGCTAAGTCACAGCGTATCAGTCAACAAAATACTGAGCAGAGCAAGCTTATTGACCAGCGGAAGAATAACTTGCCGCCCATGAATTTCGAGTCGAATGAGGATAGCCTCGATGGTTTCGACTTGGCAGAATTTAGTCCACGATAAAATATATATAAATGGAAATTAAAGTACGTGACCTCGGTGAGGTCGAAGCAAAGTCTACGCAGCAGATTGAACAGGAGCTGCTCGATAAGCATGAGGCTGAGGTAAGCGATGAGACCGCACCTGAGCCTGAGTCTGAGCCTGAGGCGCCTGCGCTTTCGGAAGATGACGTAAGGTCTTTCTTGAGCAACCGTTACGGAAGGGAGATTGGCTCGTTGGACGAGCTGGCCGAGGTGCGAGAGACGGCACCTGATTTGCCTGAAGACGTAGCTGCGTATTACAAGTACAAGCAGGAGACTGGTCGCGGTCTCGAAGATTTTATGAAAGTCAACCAGAACCTCGACGAAGCCGACGGCGATGGGTTGCTAAAAGAATACCTCCTACAGACTGAAGACGGCCTCGATGCAGAGGACGTAGAGATGATGATGGAGGACTATAAGTTTGATGAAGACCTCGATGACGAGGCCGACATTAAAAAGGCTAAATTAGCCAAGAAGAAAGCTGTTGCTAAAGCGAAGAAGATTCTTCGAAGAGCAGAAGGAGAAATACCAAGCACCTCTTGAGTCAAGGGGCGCAGGTTCTCTGGAGGACTCCGAAGAGTATCAAGAGTACAAGCAATATGTTGAGCAGGCGAAGACTTACCAAGAGGAGCAGAAGCGCAGGAAGGAGTGGTTTGACGACAAGACTAACGAGGTGTTCAGTGAACAGTTCAAGGGCTTTGAGTTCAACCTCAACGACAAATCCTACGTGTACTCTCCCGGTGACCGTGGCGAATTGAAGAAGTTACAACAGACTCCCGAGGCTTGGTTAAACAAGTATCTGGATGACAAGGGCTTAGTCAAGGACGCCAAGGGATACCACAAGTCATTAGCCGTCGCGATGAACCCCGAGAAGTTTGCCGAGTTCTTTTACGAGCAAGGCAAAGCAGCTGCGGTGGATGACGTGATGCGAAAGACTAAAAACATCAACATGTCCGAGCGTCCCGTGCCCCAAGCTGTTTCTAAGGGGGAATTCAAAGTTCGAGCCGTCGCACCCAGTTCGGGTAAAGGCTTGAAAATTCGTAGTACAAGAAACAAATCCTAAGAAAACATGGCAGGTTCAATAAGTGCAAACACCCCTTTCGACTTGCAACCCAGCGCAGAGCGGGTTCCAGTTGCAACCAACTATATCACCAACTTCGACTTCCTCAACCAGTATCTCCCTGATA